GAATCCCAAAGGCGGCTTGAACGCCAAAGGGAGAGCCTCCGCGAAAGCGCAAGGCATGAACTTGAAACCTCCCCAGCCGGAAGGCGGCGCAAGGAAGAAATCATTCTGCGCACGTATGTCAGGGATGAAGAAAAAGCTTACAAGCGCCAAAACCGCGAACGATCCGAATAGCCGTATTAACAAATCATTGAGGGCTTGGAAGTGTTAGCTATGGCATCTCCAGAAATTGAAACAGCACGGGAGTTAGCTACCCATGCTAACGACATCAAGCATCTTCAAGATGATATGGACAGACTTGTCTCTGACATAGATTTGATAAAGCACGCCCTGCAAAATATTGACAGAAAGCTGTCGCAAGCAGAGGGCGGCTGGAAGGTGCTTCTATTTATTGGTGGGCTAAGTAACGCTATCACTGGTGCGCTGGTCTACTTTTTTGGAAACAAGGGGTAACACAATGCCAATTACCAAAGCCGACATAGAGGCAGCACGCCAAGATACCCGTCAGCGTAAAGAAGATGAAGCACAGGCAAAGCTCAAGGCAGAGGAAAAAGCAGAAAATGAAGCTGCTCGTAATGCCGTTGGCGAAGCAGTTGACTACATAAAAGGTAAAGCATCAGGTCTTGCTAAGAGTATTAGTGAATCTGACTTTGCAAAAGGCGTGCGCAACTACGGGCGGTCTTACAAAGAAGGCTTAGGTATGAAGCCTGATACGCCTTACGAGAAGAAAAAGGGCGGTGCCATAAATATGGCTAAAGGTGGTTCAGTTAAGTCCGCTTCGTCCCGTGCAGATGGTATTGCCCAAAGGGGCAAAACTCGCGGAAAGATTTGCTAATGCCTAGCAAGTCAAAAGCGCAGCATAACTTGATGGCGATGGTCGCTAATGACCCTGCTGCCGCCAAGCGTGTAGGTATCCCTCAGTCTGTCGGGGAAGAATATGTAAAGGCAGACAAAGGTAAGAAGTTCGGCACCGGTACATCACGTGCTCGTCCCGACCTTCAAAAGGTTAATAAACCCTCGACCCGCCACGGGAAGAGTGAATTTTTTGCGGAGGGCGGTATGGCTGAGTCAAAAGCTATGATGAAGAAAGAGGTTGCGTTCATGAAGAAGAAGGGCGCACCTAAGTCCATGGTTAAACATGAGATGGCGGAGGCTGGTATGAAGAAGGGCGGCGTTGCTGCGTCGAAGATGGGCGCTGTGAAAACCGCTGCCCCTAGCAAAGACGGCGTTGCTGTTAAAGGCAAAACCAAAGGCAAGATGGTGAAGATGGCCTACGGTGGTAAGGCTAAGGCTTGCTGACATGATGGCCTCACGCGGGATGGGTGATATCAACCCTGCCAAAATCAAGAAGATCAAGAAACGGGATGGTAACGAGCCTGTGACTGTCTACAAGGATGGCGGGGCTACTAAGTCTCGCGTGAACGAAGCTGGCAACTACACCAAGCCAAGCATGAGGAAAAGTCTGTTCAACCAGATTAAGAACTCAGCGACGCAAGGCACAGCGGCAGGGCAATGGAGCGCGAGAAAGGCACAGCTTCTCGCCAAGAAGTACAAAGAGAAGGGCGGAGGTTATCGTGGGTGATTTACGCAAACTCGTAAAAGAGATCGACGCGCAACGCGCCAGAGGCGAGGTCAAGGACGTTGACCCGAAAACATTTGCCGAGATTGAAAATAAAGCGGGGCTGAGGGACACGCCAGCAGAAATGGTGTTGCGTCAGCAGGACGGCAAATACTTTGTTAATAATAACGAAGTTAGCAAACAAGAGTTTGATAAAAGCAATCAGCAGTCAGATCAGGCAATGGGTATTAAGCGTGATGCAGCAGGTAAGCGCACTCGCCCCTCGCCGGAAGAACGTAGACGCGCAGCAATGTCCGAGCTTGACGGCATGAAGAAGGGCGGCAAAGTATCTTCTGCCTCCAAACGTGCTGACGGTATTGCTCAACGCGGCAAGACTCGCGGAAGGATGGTGTGACATGCTAAATCTACTAAGAGACGCAGTACAACAGATTAAAGCGAAACAAGGCGGTGCAGATTCGCCAAGCTATACATATGACCCTACAACACAAACGTATCAGCAAGTTGGTGGGCGCGGTATGAAGAAGGGCGGCAAGGTTTCGTCCGCCTCCAAACGTGCTGACGGCTGCGCTGTGCGCGGCAAAACTCGTGGAAGGATCGTGTGATGGGCAAGTTCAGTGATGTCATGAAAAGCGGTGTATTAGGTCTTGGCACTGCGGCTTTGGCACGTAACCCAAAGATGCTTCGTGGGTTTGGTGTGCTTGGGAATGTCGCGGCTAATCAAATTGAGAACAGAGAAGACGACAAAAAGCGGGCGGAAAGTGCGGCAAAAGCGCCGACCCCGCAAAATGAAAGTCCTGTGGTAGAAGAAAACCCGCAGAAGCTGTTCAAAAAGGGCGGCAAAGTTAAATCTGCATCCTCCCGTGCAGATGGAATAGCGCAGCGTGGTAAGACACGAGGCAAGATGGTATGAAATCCCCGCAGCAAAGCCTGAAGTCGTGGACGGAGCAGAAATGGCGCACAAAGAGTGGCAAGCCATCGTCAAAGACCGGAGAGCGGTATCTGCCGGAGAACGCGATCAAGTCACTCAGTCCAGCCGAGTATGCAGCTACGACCAAGGCGAAGCGGGCAGGAAAGAAAGCTGGCAAGCAGTTCGTCGCGCAACCAAAACGCATAGCTCAGAAGACCGCGAGGTTTAGATAATGGCAAATACTTCCGGTACCGCCGCATTTAACTTAGAACTCGTTGACTTGATCGAAGAGGCGTACGAACGCGCCGGTAGAGAGTTACGCACCGGTTACGATTTCAAGACCGCACGGCGCAGCCTAAACATTATGTTTGCTGATTGGGCAAACCGTGGCATTAATATGTGGACTATCGAGCAAGGGACAATCAACCTTGTTCAGGGGCAGAATACTTATGCACTTCCTAACGATACTGTTGATCTGCTGGAACATGTTATTCGTACTGACGCCAACCAGCAATCTACGCAGGCCGACCTCACTATCACCCGAATAAGCGTATCTACCTACGCCACACTGCCTAACAAGCTTCAACAGGCAAGACCTATTCAGGTTTGGATACAGCGATTAAACGGGCAGACTTCTCCGGTTACAGTTTTGGCGTCTGGTATCAGTGCGACAGATACGACAATTACAGTGGCTTCAGCAGCAAACTTACCTGCTGCTGGGTTCATCAAAATTAATAACGAGTTAATTAACTACGGCTACATTGTGGGCAACACGCTCTACAACTGTTTCCGTGGGCAAGAGAACACAACTGCTGCTAGTCACTTAGCTAGCGCAACTGTCTACTGGGCGCAGCTACCCGCTGTTAGTGTGTGGCCTACGCCTGATGGTTCCCAGCCGTACCAATTCGTCTACTGGCGCATGCGCCGTACTCAAGACGCAGGGGGAGGTGTCAACGTCATGGACGTACCTTTCCGTTTTATCCCCTGTATGGCGGCTGGGCTTTCTTATTACATCGCCACCAAGATTCCTGAAGGTATGGAGCGTCTTGCAATGCTTAAGACGCAGTACGATGAGGCGTGGGAGTTGGCGGCAAACGAAGACCATGAGAAGGCCGCACTGCGGTTTGTGCCACGGCAGCAGTTTATTGGGGGCACTATTTAATGGCTAATAGGTTTGCATCTGGCAAGGTTGCAATTGCTGAGTGCGACCGATGTGGGCAGAGATATAAGTTAAAGATACTAAAGCGAGAGGTCATTAAGACCAAGAACTACGAGTTGTTAGTATGCCCAACGTGCTGGGACCCTGATCACCCGCAGTTGCAGCTGGGTATGTATCCGGTGGACGATCCGCAAGGTCTTAGGAATCCGCGCCCGGATCGAAGTTATAGGCAGTCTGGCTTGAGTGGGTTGCAAGTGTTTAACGGTGCGGGTACAAGTGTTTTAGAAAGTGGCTTTCCTGAAGGTGGTAGCAGGATAATTCAGTGGGGCTGGAGGCCGGTAGGCGGTGCAAGTGCTAACGATGCAGGACTTACGCCGAATAACTTAACGTCAGCTGGTGTCGTAGGCACCGTGACAATCTCGTAGGAGTGATAGATGGATACTAAACAAGTTAAGAGAATCGCTGATCGTGAGGTTCGTGCCCACGAGAAGCGCATGCACGGAGCCAAGAAAATGGCAAAGGGTGGCGTGACTTCAGAACAGATGAAAGCCATGGGCCGTAATCTGGCACGTGTTGCCAACCAAAAATCGGGCTAAGGAGATAGCAATGGGAAAAATTAAATCCGCAGCTCCGGCAGTGCTAAAGCCATATTCTGGCACAGCCACTATGAACGAAATGAACATTGCTGGTGGCGTAGTTAGCAAGGGTAATTACAAGGCACCTAAAACTTCCGGTATCAAAATTCGCGGTACCGGCGCGGCTACCAAAGGCTTGATGGCACGAGGCCCGATGGGTTGAGGTGAACTGTGACTTACACAGAACTTGTTGACGCAATTAAGGCGTACACTCAGAACTACGAAGACGACTTCGTAGCGAATATTCCTACGTTTGTTACGCAGACGGAGACCCGTGTATATAACACGGTGCAAATCCCTGCGCTTCGCAAAAATGTCACTGGGGTTACTTCTAGCAGCAATAAGTATCTATCTTGCCCCCCTGATTTTTTGTCAGTCTTCTCTATCGCTGTAATTGATGGGGTTGGCAATTATGAGTACCTGCTGAATAAAGACGTAAACTTTTTACGTGCGGCATACCCTAATCCCAGCGATGAAGGCATACCAAAGTACTACGCTTTGTTTGGGCCGACTGTGGCTTCAAACATCATTACCGATGAGCTGAGTTTCATTTTGGCCCCCACACCAAATGATGTTTATAACGTAGAGCTTCACTATTACTACTATCCCGAGTCAATTACTGTTGCGGCAGATGAGCGCACATGGCTTGGTGATAACTACGATCCTGTTTTGTTGTACGGCTCTTTGGTGGAAGCTTATATCTTCATGAAAGGCGAAGCCGACATGATGGCAGTGTACGAGAAAAAGTATCAAGATGCGCTGATGCAACTCAACCGTCTGGGTACAGGTCTGGAGCGTGGTGATGCGTACCGTGATGGTCAGGCTAAGATTAAGGTGAATCCATAATGGCTATCCAGCAAGGACTGACAAATAGCTTCAAGCAAGAGATGCTTTCGGGAGCGCAAAACTTGCCTTTTGATACGCTATACATCGCATTATTTACAGCACTTGCTGATCTTGGTCCGCAAACTACTATATATACACCTGATAATGAAGTAGTTGGTGACGGGTATGTAGCAGGCGGCTCAACGCTATCGGGCGTAACAATCAATACACAGACAACTGGCCCTAACGCTGGAACGGTATACGTTAACTTTGATGATATATCGTGGCCCGGTGCTAACTTTGTTGCTCGTGGCGCTTTGATTTATAACTGGACGATGGGGTTTGCCTCTATCGCCGTACTAGACTTTGGCTCAGACAAAGTTTTTACTTCAACCAACAACACCGTCACCATGCCAGCGAATACGGCAACGACGGCTTTAATTCGTTTTCCTTAAGGAGTGATCATGCCTATCGCAAAATCGACAATGGGTGAGACTGTTCAAGCTGACGTGAGCAAACTCACGCACAGCGATGGTCGTGTAAAGTTTGGTGGGGTATTCAAGGTTGAATGCTTTGGCCCTGACGGGGGGAAGAAGTGGGAAACTAATTTTCACAATCTTGTCGTCAATGAAGGTCTGCAAGACTTAAATAGTAAGTATTTCAAGGCATCGGGTTACACCGCTGCTTGGTATCTTGGTCTGGTAACTGGCCCCGGCTCTGGCACTACGTTTGCTGCGGGGGACACGTTGGCGTCTCACATTGGTTGGACTGAAGATACTAACTACTCTGGCAACCGTAAAGCTGTGACGTTTGGTACAGCAACTTTGGCAGATCCGTCTGTTATCGACAACTCTGCAAGCCCTGCGGTGTTTAACATCAACAACACCACAACTGTGGCTGGTGCGTTCTTGGCAACTGTAGCGTCGGGCACATCAGGCATTCTGTTTTCAGCAGGGGACTTCACAGGCGGCGACAAACTTGTGGCAAGCGGCGATACGCTAAACGTCACTTACACCTTCTCGGCTGACGCTGTTTAATTGAGGAGCAACTATGGCTACGATGTTTAAAAAGGGCGACACCGTTAAATTGGTTGTTGCTGTACCGCAAGGCCCAGTTGAGGCTCTGCGCATGGACGAGGACGGTAACTTTTCGTACCTTGTGTCGTGGACTGATGCTAATGGTGTCGTGCAATCTCGTTGGTTTGATGAGGCGCAACTGACCGCTGCTTAAGAAGGATAAAGGCGCATGTTGTTCGGCACTACAGCTTTTTCACAAGCGCCTTTTTCTTCATTAGCGCAGAACGCTTTTTTTGCGTCTGTATCTGAAGGAGTTAATTGTTCTGTAGCTGAAGTCTGCGCCGGTACGTTTCCAGCCACACGAGCAGAGGCAATACAACTTGATGCTGTCTTTGACGACGAACGGATCGTATTTGCTGCGAACGATGAATCAGTTAGTTTTAACAACGCCCAATCTGTTCAAACCGTATTTGACGGTCAGATTGATGAAGATGTACAGCTTAACGCAGTTATTTCGGCGCTTCAAACCGCAGGAGCGTTTGTAGCTGAAACCGTTGATTGTAGTAGTACGGTAAGTGATA